TTAGAGCGGCACGGTTACGAAGCGTTCGTCGTCAAGGGCGAATGGGTATCTTGCGATCTCGTCCCAATGGGGCAAATAAGCCTCGAACATAGGGCGCTTGGCATCGGGCAGGGCAGGGATGGTCAGCGTGATGTCATCGTCGGGAAGGCCGTGACCGAAGGCGAGCATGCGGGCGGCCCCGTAGCGTTTCGCGGCGTCTTTCACGGTGTAGTGCAGGAACGCGTGTTCATTATGCCCGTAATCGCCGACGTGATTGTGGGTGATGATCGTGCTGGGTTGGTAGGCGTGCAGCAGGCTGAGCGTGGCGCGCGCGAACATGTTGTAGGCCGGGTGCTCTTGCGGCGGGCGCCGGATGGCGAGCGGTTCTCCAGTATGGTTGGGTTGCGTGATGAAGCGGCGCAGGCGCGGTTCGCCCGGCTCAAAGGCGAAGGGGAACTGGTAGTAGTCGGCCCCGACGCTGTCGCAGATGCGTTGCATCACAGCCTCGCGCGTGAAGCGGTCGGCGCGGCGCGGTCCGGGGCGCATGTAGCACACGACCTTGACGTCGGCCTTGCCTTTGAGGTGGTGCAGAAGCGAGCCGGTAAAGAGTGTTTCGTCGTCCTGATGGCACACGCAGATCAGAACTCGGTCGTTTTGCAGGCTTTCGAGGGTAACGCGCCCCTCGGCCACGTCCGAGCCGGTTTCCAAAAGGTCGTAATTCGCGCTTTTCATCGCCTCGAAGCGGGTTGCGGCCAGCGGCCGGGCGCGGTGTTCGGCGACCAGTTGCGCTGAACTGGCCTGAACATTGCCGTTCTTGTTGTCGCCTTGCAGCAGGTAGCTGTGCGGGGCGAGCCCGGGCCATGCGGCATTGAATTCCTCGATACGGGTTTTCTTGGCGGCGTCGAGATGGAGCAGGCCGATGGGTCCGAACGGGGCGTCGGCGACCGCCTGTTTAAGGCCCCCGACCGCGTCGGCCTTATAGAGCCGCACACGGTCGGGGAAGCGTTTGCGCAGCCAGTCGAAGACGACCGGGACATAGATGTCGATCGGTGGCCAATTCGGATCGAGCCGCTCGCCGATATCGATGCCGATATAGTTCAGGTTCGGATTGGAATGCAGCGCCAGAAGCCCGGCGTGGCCGCCAGCGACGCCAACTTCGGCGAAACAGGTGATGCCTTGGACCGCGGTGTGAAGGGCCCGGCGTTTCGGGTCCATGCGGGGGGACATCGGGCCGAGATGGAAATCTTCCTGCATGTGCAAGTAGCAGACATTGCCGTTGATCGCGACCGGCTCTCCGGCGGCCTTGAGACTGTCGGCGATGGCGGTGTTCAAGTCCGACAGGTCCTGAAGGAACGCTTGGGAAGAGACGACGTCGCTGTAGCTGGTTTCGGTCACTGGGTCTGCTCTGTCGGGCCGCGCCATGGACTTTCGCGCGGTCTTTGGCCTGCGTGTGACGCCCCGGTGTTTTTTTTCGCGGTCGGTCCGCTGGTTTCGGGGCGGGCGATCTGGTGCGAGCGTAGCGCGGCCAAGCCGGGTTTGGAAAGACCGCGCGGCGCTGAAACCCGAGGAAAATCAAGAGATTTTGTATCTTTGGCACGTCGGCGGGCAAGGCAGTGATGGGCGAATGGGTAAATGCACCGTTAATGGGCTGTGAGCCGTTAACCATATGGAAATAATAAACTTATTGACTTTGCGAACGGTCCATGGCATCCCTTTAGGCAAGCTGGAAGACATGGGCAAACGGCCCCGGGACATACCCCGGAGGCCGTTTTTTCATGGGCTGCTCGTGGATCGAAAAACATTTCGAACACGGGGACAATTTCGATGACCGACATGATTGAACTGACCGATGAGCGCGCCCGGGCCGAGCGGACGGTGGGGCGTGCGCTGAAGGCTTTGGAGATTGCTACGAGGTCGCTGGAGGATGCAGTGGACGCGTGGCAGGCGCTGGAAGATGGCGCCGGGGAAAAACAACTGGTGGCAGAGATCAAGGCGCTGAACGGCGCCTTTTTGTTTGCCATGAAGATGCAGGAGACCGCCCGTGCCGCAGGAAGCGAGACATATGGACTCGGAGGAGCTGGACAGCTCGACCTCGACGCGGCACGCGATGAGGTCGGCCTCCGGCTGGCTTGCCTCCGCGCCGCCGGAGGTGACGGAGCGGTTTCTGGAAAGCCTGAGTGATCAGGCACTGGCGGCTTTGCCCTACCTGTTCGAGATCTGGGCCTTGCCGCACCAGTTGCCGCCCGACGGCGATTGGAAGACATGGGTGATCTTGGGCGGGCGCGGCGCGGGCAAAACGCGCGCCGGGTCCGAATGGGTCAGGTCCATGGTCGAGGGTGGCACGCCCGAGGCGCCGGGCAAGGCGCGGCGCGTGGCGCTGGTGGGCGAGACCTATGACCAGGCACTGGCGGTGATGGTGAAGGGGGAGAGCGGGATTTTGGCCTGCTCTCCGCCCGACCGGATGCCACGCTGGATCGCGGGGGAACGGCGGCTGGAATGGTCGAATGGCGCTGAGGCGCGGCTGTTTTCGGCGCATGATTTCGAGGCGCTCCGGGGGCCGCAATTCGATGCGGCTTGGGCGGATGAATTGGCAAAATGGCCCAACGCGCAGGAGACGTGGGACATGCTGCAATTCGCACTGCGGCTGGGGAGCGACCCGCGACAGGTGGTGACGACGACGCCGCGCAACGTCGATGTTTTGAAAGACCTGCTGGGGCGGGCTTCGACGGTCTCGACCCATGCCGCAACGGAAGCAAACGCGGCCTACCTGGCGCCGTCCTTCCTTGAGGAAGTTCGGGCGCGTTACGGTGAAACGCGGCTTGGCCGGCAGGAGCTGGACGGTATCTTGTTGGAGGACGCGGAGGACGCGCTGTGGACGCGGACCGCGTTGGACGGATTGCGGGTGTCGGAGGCGCCCGAGGGCGCGCGGGTGATCGTGGCCGTAGACCCGCCGGTGACCGGGCATGAGGGATCGGATGCATGCGGGATCGTTGTTGTGGCGGTGGTCGAGCAGGGGCCGCCGCATGCGTGGCAGGCCGTGGTTCTGGCCGACCGGACTGTGCAGGCGGCCTCGCCGCAAGGTTGGGCCGAGGCCGCTGTGGCGGCGTATTACGCCTACGGCGCGGAGCGCATGGTGGCCGAGGTGAACCAAGGCGGTGACCTTGTGGAAACGATGATGCGGCAGGTCGATCCGGCGGTGAATTACCGCGCGGTACGGGCCTCGCGCGGGAAGGTCGCGCGGGCGGAGCCGGTCGCCGCACTCTACGAACAGGGCCGGGTGAGGCATCTGGGCCTGCATGGCGCGCTGGAAGATGAAATGTGCCGGATGAGCCTGACGGGCTTTGAGGGGCAAGGCAGCCCCGACCGGGTCGATGCGCTGGTTTGGGCGTTGACCGAGGGACTGCTGGAGCCCGGCAAGCGGGCGTTGAAGCCCGGCATTCGGAACTTGTGATCACAGATTGAATTGCACGCAGGCGGTGTGCGGCGCGGGGCCCTTGCGGCCTTGCGGCGGGCGCTGCCGCTTGCCTTGAGGAGAGAGGCCTATGGTATTGGATTTCTTGCGAAAAGTGCCGGACGATGTGCCGGAGCGCAAAGCCTCGGCCAGCGCGAAGGTCGTGGTTTGGGGGCATGCGGGACGCGTCGCGTGGAGCCCGCGCGACACGGTATCTCTGACCAAGAACGGGTTTCAGGGAAACCCGGTGGGATATCGCGTGGTCAAGATGATCGCGGAGGCCGCTGCCGCGCTGCCGGTGGTCGCACAGGATGTGGAACGCCGCTATGATCTGCACCCGGTTCTGAGCCTGCTGAACCGGCCCAATATGGCACAGGGGCGCGCGGACCTGTTGGAAGCGGCCTACGCGCAGCTTTTGCTGTCAGGCAACATCTATCTTGAGGCCGTGATGCCGGAGCCATCCACCCCGGTGGAGCTTCACGTGTTGCGATCCGACCGGATGAGCCTTGTACCGGGCGCCGATGGCTGGCCGATGGCCTATGACTACACCGTCGGCGCGAAAAAGCATCGCTACGACCCGCAGACGATCTGCCATATCAAGGCGTTTCATCCGCAGGATGACCATTACGGGCTTGCGCCGATCCAAGCGGCGGCGACGGCGCTGGACGTGCACAATGCGGCGTCGCGTTGGGCGAAATCGCTTTTGGACAATGCCGCGCGCCCCTCGGGCGCGATTGTCTATCGCGGCGTCGATGGGACCGGCACCATGAGCCAAGACCAGTTCGAGCGGCTGCAGGCCGAGCTTGAGACCCACCATCAGGGCGCGCGGAATGCGGGGCGCCCGATGCTGCTGGAGGGCGGGCTCGACTGGAAACAGATCGGGTTCAGCCCATCGGACATGGAGTTCCAAAAGACCAAGGAAAGCGCGGCGCGGGATATCGCGCTGGCCTTCGGGGTGCCGCCGATGCTTCTGGGGATCCCCGGAGACGCGACCTATGCCAATTACGCCGAGGCGCACCGGGCGTTTTATCGCCTGACCGTTCTGCCGATGGCGAGCAAGGTTTTGGCCTCACTCGCGCATTGGATGTCCGGCCTGACCGGCGAGGTGATCGAGTTGAAGCCCGATCTGGACCAGGTTCCGGCATTGGCCGCTGAGCGCGAGGCGCAGTGGCGCCGGGTCGCGGAGGCGGAGTTCCTGACCGAGGGCGAGAAGCGTCGGATGCTGGGCCTGCCGGAGCGGCCGGAGGGCGCATGAGCGGGCGCGGTGGCGCGGGTGGGTCGCGATATCTTTACGCCCCGTTTGACGCGGCCAATGCCCGGATCGAAGCCAATGAGCGGGTTCTGGAGGAACGCTGGCAGGCGCTGACCTTTCGTCTGGAGGGGATCGAAAGCGCGATCGCGCGGCTGGAGAAGCGGCTGTGGCTGGCGGTGTTCGGCGTCGTGAGCGTGATCTTGGCGCAGGGCGTCAACGAGCTGATCCAGATGAATGTAGGCGGGTAGGAGTATGAAATGACGCCATATTTTGAAACGGGACTTGAGACAAAGTTCTGCCGCTTCGACAGCGCGCTGACGGTGGTCCAGGGCCAGAAGATCGAAGGCTATGCCAGCCTGTTCGGGGCCCCGGACCAAGGCGGCGACGTGGTCGAAAAAGGGGCCTATGAACGCAGCCTCAAGGCCATGGAGACCGCGGGCCGCAACGTGAAAATGCTGTGGCAGCACGACCCCGCGGAACCGATCGGCATCTGGGACGAGGTGCGCGAGGATGGCCGTGGCCTGTATGTCAAAGGCCGGCTGCTCGACAGCGTGGCACGGGCGCGGGAGGCCGCCGCGTTGATTGAGGCGGGCGCGATCGATGGGCTGAGCATCGGCTACAAGACGGTGCGTGCGACGAAAAACGAGCAGGGGCTGCGGCTTCTGTCAGAGGTGGAGCTTTGGGAAGTGTCGCTGGTGACATTTCCGATGCTGCCGCAAGCGCGGGTGAATGCGGAGGCGGCGACAGAGGCCAAATCCGACGATCTCGCAGATCTGGCCCGTGTCTTCGAGGACGCGCGCCGCAAACTGGCGGCGCGAGAGCCCCGCTGACCCAGTCACGAACCCAAAAAGGTGATTCAGATGACCGACACCCAATCTGGGCCGGCGGCCCCGAGCCCTATGCACGAGGTGAAATCGGCGATGACCGGTTTCATCAGTGAATTCAGTGAATTCCAAAGCGACATTCAGGTGAAACTTCAAAAGCAGGAAGAGCGGATTGCCATGCTGACCACGAAAACCATGACCCATGCACGCCCGGTGCTGTCGACACAGACCGACGAGGGCGCGCCCCACAAAAAGGCGCTGGCCGCCTATCTGCGCTGCGGCGATGATGATGGCTTGCGCGGGCTCGAAATCGAGCAGAAGGGGCTCAACACGTCGGTCAATGCGGAAGGCGGCTACCTCGTGGATCCGCAAACCTCGGACATGATCATGTCGACCCTGCGCGGGGCATCGTCGTTGCGCGCGGTGGCCAATGTGGTGACGGTCGATGCGACGTCGTTCGACGTTCTGATCGACAGCACCGACACCGGTGCGGGCTGGGCCGATGAGACCACGGCGACCACCGAGACGGACGCGCCACAGATCGAGCGCATCTCGATCCCGCTTTACGAGCTGTCGGCCATGCCCAAAGCGTCTCAGCGCCTGTTGGATGACAGCGCGTTTGACGTCGAAGGCTGGCTGGCTGGCCGTATCGCAGAGAAGTTCGCCCGGGCCGAGGCCGCAGCCTTTATCAGCGGGGACGGTAGCAACAAGCCCTCGGGCTTCCTGACCGGGTTCCATATGGCGAATGAGCTTTGGGGATGGGGCAGCCTTGGCTATGTCTCGACCGGAACCGCTGGCGATTTCGACGCGACCAACCCGGCAGATGCGATTGTCGACCTGGTGTACGCGCTGGGCGCCCAGTACCGGGCCAACGCGACCTTTGTCATGAATTCGAAAACTGCAGGGGCCGTGCGCAAGATGAAGGACGCCGATGGGCGGTTCCTTTGGTCCGACGGCCTTGCGGCGGGTGAACCGGCGCGCCTGATGGGCTATCCCGTGCTGATTGCGGAGGACATGCCGGATATCGCCAATGACGCCTATGCCATCGCGTTCGGCGATTTCGCGGCCGGCTATACGATTGCCGAGCGTCCGGACCTGCGTGTCCTGCGCGACCCGTTCAGCGCCAAACCGCATGTTCTGTTTTATGCGACCAAGCGCGTCGGCGGCGGGGTTTCGGATTATGCCGCGATCAAGCTGCTGAAATTCGGCACCTCCTGATCTGAGCTTGCACAGATGACCAATCCCGTTCCGGCGCCATTGGGGGGCGTCGGTGCGGGCGGGGCGGATGCCGCCGCACGCCTTCCAGCTGCGCGTTTTTCCGCACGGGCAGCGCGGGCAGCGCGCCGCCCCAACAATTCTTAATGACAGGCAATTCCCTGGAGACAGAACAATGATGATGGTCGAATTGACCTCGGTCCCCAGTGCGGTCCTACCGGTGGCCGAACTGGCGGACTATTTGCGACTGGCGCGCGGCTTTGCCGATGACGGCAGCCAGGACACGCAGCTGGAAAGCTGCCTTCGTGCCGCAGCCTCGGCCATTGAAGCGCGGATCGGCAAGGCGCTGTTCGAGCGGCGGTTCGCCTTAACGCTGGTGAATTGGCACAAGGACGACAGCCATGTGTTGCCGATTGCGCCGGTACGCATGATTGACAGCGTCACGCTGGTGAGCCGGGCCGGCGCCGAGACGGTTGTGTCGCCATCGGGCTATGCGTTGCGTGCAGACCAACATCGACCGGCGATCATTGCAACGGGAAGCAAGTTGCCAAAGCCCGGCCAGCGCGGATCGATCGAGGTGGAGTTCACTGCGGGGTTTGCCCCGGATTGGGCGGGCATTCCGGCGGACCTCAAACAGGCGATGCTGATCCTTGCGGGAGAATACTGGGGGCAGAACCTTGACCCGGAAATGGGCATCCCGTTCTCGGCTTCGGTTCTGTTGGAGCCGCATCGCGCCCTGCGTCTGCGGGGAGCAGCGTCATGAGCCGCCCGCAGCTGACGCGCAAGCTGCGCGTTGAGGCGCCAGAGCGGGTGCCGGATGGCGGCGGGGGCTTCGTTGAGACCTGGACCTTGCTTGGGGAGGTCTGGGCGGAGGTTCTGACACGCGGCGCGGGACGCGAGGTTGATACCGCGTCGCGCCTGCAGCTCAAGATCACGGTGCGTGCGGCCCCCCAAGGGGCGCCATCCCGCCCGGGCGTTGGGATGCGGTTTCGCGATGGGGCGCGTGTTTACGAGATCGAGGCAGTAACGGAAAGCGACCCAACGGGCCGGTTCCTGACCTGTTTCGCGGTTGAGGAGGTGGGCGCATGAGCTATGGCATCACGGCTGCGTTGCAGCAGGCTGTCTTCGGGGCGCTGAGTGGGAATGCCGCCATCAACGGCCTCGTGGGCAACGCGATCTACGACGTTTTGCCGGCGGGGCCGGTTCCAGACCTTTACATCAGTCTGGGGCCGGAACGGGTGCGCGACCGCTCGGACAAAACGGGCAACGCCGCGCTGCATGATTTCCCGGTTACCGTGGTCAGTGACGCGGCGGGTTTTACCGGCGCGAAGGCCTTGGCGGCGGCGATTTCGGATGCGTTGGTGGATGCCGATCTGACGCTGGCACGGGGGCGCTTGGTGAGCCTGCGGTTCTTACGCGCCCGGGCCCGCCGGGTTCGCACGCAGCGCGAGATCGAAGTCTGGTTCCGGGCCCATGTGGATGAGGATGCTGGGTAAGGCATCACTTGAAGAACACTCGATAACATACTGACAATAATGGAGAGAGCGATGGTTGCTCAGAACGGAAAGGACCTTTTGGTGAAGGTCGATATGGACGGCAACAGCGTGTTTCAGACCGTTGCGGGCCTCCGTACTTCGCGGTTGAGTTTTAACGCTGACACCGTGGATGTGACCAGTCTCGAGTCGACTGGCGGGTGGCGGGAGTTGCTGGGCGGTGCCGGGGTGAAATCGGCGGCGATTTCCGGGTCGGGCGTGTTTCGCGACGCCGACACGGATGAACGCGCGCGCCAGATCTTTTTCGACGGGCAAACGCCGGATTTCCAGGTTGTGATCCCGGATTTCGGCATTGTCGAAGGCCCGTTCATGATCACGGCCATCGAGTATGCGGGCAGCCATGATGGCGAGGCGACCTACGAGATGTCGATGGCCTCGGCCGGTGAGCTGACCTTTACGGCGCTGTAAGCCATGGCGAACCCCTATGCAGGCGAGGTGATGCTGGTGCTGGATGGCACGCAGCATCGCCTGAAGCTGACCCTCGGGGCGCTGGCGGAGCTTGAAGCCCGTCTGGAGGCGGACAGCCTGACGGCGCTTGTGGGACGGTTTGAGGGGGACAGCCTGCGGGCGCGGGATGTTCTGATGCTGGTCTGTGCGGGGTTGCGGGGCGGCGGCTGGGACGGCGATTTGCCCGACTTGCTGCGCGCCGAGATCGAGGGCGGACCGATGGAAGCGGCGCGGGTGGCCGCGCGGCTGTTGGCGCTTGCGTTCCGGGTGCCGGAATGAGCGGCGGTTTCGACTGGCCGGCGCTGATGCGGGCGGGGATGCAGGGGCTTGGTCTGACGCCGGAGGCGTTCTGGCGTCTGACGCCTGCGGAGCTTTTGGTGATGCTGGGCGATCAGGCCGGACCGGCGCCGATGGGGCGTGCGGGCCTTGAGGCGCTGGCGGCCCGGTTTCCCGATGTGACTTTGGAAGGAGACGGCGATGGCCGGTTATGAGGATGGGGTCGAGGCGCTGGATGACCAATTGGTTGAATTGGAAACCAGCCTTGCGGGCGCGGCCAGCATGGCGGCGGCCTTCCAGGCGGAGTTGCGGGGCATGCAAGACAGCATGGTTTACACCGGACGAGAGGTGCAGGGCATGAGCCGGGCCATTGGCGGCGGGCTTCGGCGGGCCTTTGACGGGGTGGTGTTTGACGGCATGCGCCTGTCGGATGCGCTGAGGACCGTGGCCCAAAGCATGGTCGACGCGGCCTATAACGCGGCGATCCGGCCGGTGCAGGGCGCACTTGGGAGCGCCATCGCCAATGGTGTGAACGGGCTGGTGAGTGGCCTTTTGCCGTTTGAAAAAGGAGGTGCGTTCAGCCAGGGGCGCGTGACGCCATTCGCGCGCGGTGGCGTGGTGCAAGGGCCGACGCCCTTCCCGATGCGCGGGGGCATGGGGCTTATGGGTGAGGCAGGGCCGGAGGCGATCATGCCGTTGACCCGTGGCCCTGATGGCCGGTTGGGCGTTGCGGCTGCGGGCGGCGCGGCGCCGGTTCAGATCACGATGAATATCTCGACGCCGGACGTGCAGGGGTTCCAGCGCAGCCAGAGCCAGATCGCGGCACAGGTGAGCCGCGCGCTCGCCCGTGGCCAACGCAACCGGTAATCGGAGGAGTGCCCGATGGGGTTTCATGACATCAGGTTTCCCGCCAATCTGAGCTTTGGCTCGACCGGCGGCCCGGAGCGGCGCACCGAGGTGGTGACGCTGACCAACGGGTTCGAGGAGCGCAACACGCCATGGGCGCAATCGCGCCGGCGCTATGATGCGGGCGTGGGGATGCGCTCGCTTGATGATATTGCCACGTTGATCTCGTTCTTCGAGGCGCGGCGCGGGAAGCTCCATGGCTTTCGCTGGAAGGACTGGTCGGATTTCAAAAGCTGCGCGCCGTCACGCGACCCGGGCTTCGACGATCATGTGATCGGGGCCGGGGACGGCGAGACCACAAGCTTTCAATTGGCCAAGACCTATCGCTCGGGCGAGTTCAGCTATACCCGCGCCATCGCCAAGCCGGTTCAGGGCACCGTCCTTGCGGGTATCTCGGGCGATGAGCAGGTTCTGGGGCAGGATTTTGAGATCGATACGGCCAGTGGTGTGATCACGTTTTTCACACCGCCCGACCTCGGCACCGAGATCACCGCAGGGTTCGAGTTCGATGTTCCGGTGCGGTTCGACACGGACGCGATCGTGACGAGCGTGGCGAATTTCCAGGCTGGCGAAGTGCCGAGCGTACCGGTGGTGGAGATCCGGATATGAGCGGCGTGGCAGGACTGGACGCGCATCTGTCCGAGGGGATCACCGGCGTTGCGCGCTGTTGGAAAGTCACCCGCAGCGATGGGGTGACCTATGGCTTCACCGATCATGACCGTGTCTTGGCATTTGAGGGTGTGGAGTTTCGACCCGAAACCGGGCTGAGTGCGGCGGCATTGAGCCAGACAACGGGCCTGTCTGTTGACAATACCGAGGCCATCGGCGCGCTGAGTGACGCCGCGATCACCGAGGAAGACATTGCGGCGGGCCGGTTTGACGGCGCGTCGGTCGAAGCGTGGCTTGTGCAATGGGCCGCGCCTGAAAACCGCGTTTTGCAGTTTCGCGGATCGTTCGGGGAACTGACGCGCGGCAACGGGGCTTTTACCGCCGAGCTGCGCGGGTTGGCCGAGGCGATGAATAAGCCCACCGGGCGGGTGTACCAACGGGCGTGCAGCGCGGTTCTGGGGGATGGTGCCTGCCGGGTCGACCTTGGCCAGCCCGGGTATGTCGCCGAAGGGGCTGTCGCGTCTGTCGAGGATGCGCGCGTTTTCGTGTTTCAGGGGTTGGACCCGTTCGAGCCGCGCTGGTTCGAGCGCGGGCGGTTCGAGGTTCTGGACGGTGCGGCCTCCGGCCTTGTCGGGGCGATCAAGATCGACCGGTTCGACGGCACCACGCGGCGGGTGGAGCTTTGGGATCGGCTGCGCGCGGCGATTGTGCCCGGCGACCGGGTGAGGCTAACGGCTGGATGTGACAAGCGGATGGAGACCTGCCGTCTGAAATTCGCCAACCTGCTGAATTTTCGTGGCTTCCCGGACATTCCGGGCGGGGATTGGCAGGTTGCGCACCCGTCCCGCGTTTCCGCAAGATCCGGCGGGAGCCGACGGTGAGCGATGTTGTAGGGGGCGCCCGCGCTTGGCTCGGGACACCGTATATCCATCAGGCCAGCTGCCGAGGCGCGGGGTGCGATTGCCTTGGCCTGCTGCGCGGGATTTGGCGCGAGCTGTATGGTGCGGAGCCCGAGGCCATTCCGGCCTACACGATGGATTGGTCGGAACCAGCCGGTGAGGAGCGACTATGGGCGGCGGCGATGCGGCATTTGGCGGAAAAGCCGTGCGGCGCCGCCGCCCCGGGCGATGTGCTGTTGTTCCGAATGCGGGACGGTGGCGTCGCGAAACATGTGGGGGTGCAGGCCGAGATTGGCGCGGCACCCAGTTTCATCCACGCCTATTCCGGGCGTGGCGTGGTGGAAAGCGCGCTGACGCCGCCTTGGGCGCGGCGGATCGTGGCGCGGTTTTCCTTCCCGGAAAGGATGTGAACGGATGGCGACGATCCTCTTATCGGCGGTAGGCACGGCGGTTGGTGGCCTGAGTTCTGGCACCGTCTTGGGCCTGACGGGGGCCGTCATCGGCCGTGCCGTTGGCGCGACGATTGGGCGTGTCATAGACCAGCGTCTTCTCGGGTCCGGATCGGAACCGGTTGAGCGTGGCCGGATGGATCGGTTCCGCGTGACCGGCGCCAACGAGGGGGTGCCGGTGGCGCAATTGTTTGGGCGCATGCGGTTGGGCGGACAGGTGATCTGGGCGACGCAATTCGTCGAGACAACGTCCAGCAGCGGGGGCGGCAAGGGTGCGCCACCGCAACCCAAAACGACGACCTATTCCTATTCGATCTCGCTGGCCGTGGCCGTGTGCGAGGGCGAAATCCGTCGTATCGGGCGCATCTGGGTCGATGGTGTCGAGCTGGACCGCAGCACGGTCAACATGCGCATCTACACGGGCACCGAGGAGCAGATGCCCGACCCGTTGCTGGAGGCGGTCGAGGGCGCGGGCAAGGTCCCGGCCTATCGCGGCATGGCTTATGTCGTGTTCGAAGACCTCGACTTGTCGCCTTATGGCAATCGGGTCCCGCAGTTCGCTTTCGAAGTGACACGCGCCGCCGCACCGGGCCGGGAGTTTCCCAAGGCGGCCGCTGATGCTGTGCGTGCCGTGGCCCTTATGCCGGGGACCGGGGAGTACGCGTTGGCGACGCGGCCTGTGACCTACCGCACCGGCTTTGGCCGGATCGAGGCCGCCAATACCAGCACCGAGGGCGGCGGTACGGATTTCACCCAATCCTTGACGCAACTGCGCGACGTGGCGCCGAACGCATCGTCGGTGTCACTGATCTATTCGTGGTTCGGGGATGATCTGCGCGCGGGGTCGTGCCGGGTGAAGCCCAAGGTGGAGGATGCCAGCCGTGACGGGGCAGAAATGCCTTGGAGCGCAGGCGGGATCACGCGCGGCGAGGCCGAGGAACTGGCCAATATCGACGGCCGGCCTGTGTATGGCGGCACGCCGGCCGACGCCTCGGTGATCGAGGCGATCGAAGCCATCAAGGCCGGCGGGCAGGAGGTGCTGTTTTATCCGTTCCTGTTGATGGAGATCCTTGAGGGCAACGCGCGCTCCGACCCCTATGGCGGCAGCGAGCAGGCCGTTTTGCCGTGGCGGGGACGGATCACGGGCGATCTGGCCCCCGATCAAGTCAGCACGCCGGATGGCACGGCCGCAAATGACATTGCGGTGCAGGATTTCTTTGGCTCGGTGACGGCGGCTGACTTCGGCGTCTTGAATGGTCAGGTCAGCTATGCTGGCCCGGATGAATGGAGCTATCGGCGTTTCATCCTGCATTGCGCGGCCTTGTGCGCGGCAGCGGGCGGGGTCGAGGCGTTTTGCATCGGCTCGGAAATGCGCGGTTTGACCCAGATGCGCGGCGCGGACGGCTTTCCGGCTGTGGCTGAGTTGCGCGCGCTGGCAGCCGAGGTGCGCACCCTGCTGCCGGATGCCAAGCTCAGCTATGCCGCCGATTGGTCGGAGTATTTCGGATACCAGCCGCAGGATGGGTCGGGGGATGTCTATTTCCACCTCGACCCGCTTTGGGCGGATGACGAGATCGATTTCATCGGTATCGACAATTACATGCCGCTGAGCGACTGGCGCGATGGCGTGGACCATGCCGATGCAAGTTGGGGCACGATCCACAGTCTCGACTATCTGAAGGCCAATATCGAGGGTGGGGAGGGCTATGACTGGTTCTACCCGACCCAAGAGGCGCGCGAGGCACAGCGCCGCGTGCCGATCACCGATGGCCGATACGGCGAAGACTGGGTTTTTCGCTACAAGGATATTCGTCAGTGGTGGTCGAACGTTCATGTCGACCGGGTCTCCGGGCCGAGGGGCTGGGTCGTGCCGAATGGGCACCGGCCCGATTTATGGTCAGCCGCAGGGGCCGCAACCCTTGTTCCAGTCACTGGCAGTTTCCTGGATGGGCGGTTCGAAAATGCCGTCGAAATCACGGATGTGTCGGGGAATTACCTGTCGCGGGCCCAGTCGGCGATTTTCGAGGCGGTGGATGCGATCCCTTACGTGTTCAAGCTCAGGTACCTGCCGGGCAGTGCGAACACGCTGCGTGTCACGCTGGTGCATCGCAATGCCGGGATCGCATCCTGGATTTATCTGACCGGGGCCCCGGGCGATGTGCAGGTTGCGCTGTCGTCTGGCCACGTGGTTCAGAACCTCGTCAATCGCGTCCTGCCCGACGGTGTCCACGAAATCGAGTTTGAGGTCCTGTTCAAGTCGACGGACCCGGCCGCGCGTCTTGGCTTTGGTCCTGGCGACAATATTCCGGGCAAAACGGTGACTTTCATCGGGGCCGAGGTCGTCGCCCGCGATCTGGCCGCGACGCCTTGGGTTCCGCAATCAAAGCCGATTTGGTTCACCGAGATCGGCTGTGCGTCCATCGACAAAGGGACGAACCAGCCCAACAAGTTCCTCGACCCGAAAAGCTCCGAAAGTGCCATGCCGTATTATTCAAACGGGCGCCGCGATGACTTGATCCAAGCGCAGTATCTGCGAGCGATCATGGACTATTGGTCGGATACGGCCAACAACCCGGTGTCGGATATCTATGGCGCGCCGATGCTTGATATGGGCCGCGCCCATGTCTGGGCGTGGGATGCACGCCCATGGCCCGCATTCCCGAATGATCGGGAGCGCTGGTCGGACGGGGAAAACTGGATGCGCGGGCATTGGATCAACGGGCGGATCGAAGCTGCGCCGCTTGATCAAGTCGTGGCGGAGTTGTGCGAGCAGGCTGGCGTCACGGCCTATGATGTCTCGGCGCTGTATGGATTGGTGCGCGGGCATGTGTCCGGCGAAACTGAAAGCGCCCGGGCGCGGTTGCAGGCCTTGATGCTGGCCTACGGGTTTCAGGCGGTCGAACGGGACGGACTGCTTGTCTTCTTGCCGCTGGCGCAAGAGGCGCAGGCCGTGATCGAGGCCGATACGACTGCGCTGGACGAGGATAGCAGCGGCCGGATCACCGAGATCCGCGCCTCGGAGGCCGAGACGACGGGGCGTGTGCGGCTTGGCTATACCGTGGCCGAGGCGTCGTACGAGGAACGGCTGGCCGATGCGGTATTCCCCGGCGATGGCGATGACGCCGTCAGTTCAAGCGAAGTGCCCCTTGCGCTAACGGCTGCCGAGGGACAGGCAATGGCCGAGCGTTGGCTGGCTGAGGCGCGCGTGGCGCGCGACAGCGTGAAGTTTAGCCTTCCGCCATCGCAGAGGTCCCTGGGTGCCGGGGCGATGGTGGCGCTGGAAGACGGCTCGACTTGGCGGATCGACCGGGTGGAGGACCGTGGCGCGCGTGCGGTGGAAGCCGTGCGCGTGGAGCCGTCGACCCATGAGCCGTCCGAGGCGGTGGAGGAGTTCGCGCCAACCGCCGAGTTCGTGCCACCGGTTCCGGTGAGCCCGGTCTTCATGGATCTGCCGCTTCTGAGCGGCAGCGAGGTCGAGCACGCGCCGCATTTGGCGGTGACCGCGACCCCGTGGCCCGGATCGGTGGCGGTCTATGGCTCTTCTTCGCCTGACGGTTTCACGCTGAACCGCCTTGTCGAGCGCGGCGCGATTGCTGGAACCCTCGAGACGCCGCTCTTTGCCGCGCAGCCGGGCCTTTGGGACCGGTCAGGGCCAATGCGGGTCCGGATCACCGGTGGACATCTGTCGGCCGCCGACATGGAGGCGGTCTTGAACGGTGCGAATGCGGCTGCGATCGGCACTGGCGATGATGGCGCGTGGGAGGTGATCCAATTCTCTGAGGCGACGCTCGTGGGCGAGGGGCTGTGGGATATCGGTCTGCGTCTGCGCGGCCAGCAAGGCAGCGACGCGGATATCCCTGAGGTCTGGCCGGAGGGGAGCCTTTTCGTGTTGCTCAATGGGGCCCCGGTGCAGGTTGAGTTACCGCTTTCGGCGCGTGGTCTTGCCCGCTACTGGCGGATCGGACCCGCCCGGCGATCTGTGGATGACGCCAGCTACGTTGAGAAAGTCGCGGCATTTCAAGGTGCTGGGCTTCGGCCATATCGACCGGCGCATTTGCGGGCGCGCGTTACCGATGGTGATCTGGCGCTGTCGTGGATCCGGCGGACGCGTATCGATGGCGACAGTTGGGAAAGCCTAGAGGTCCCGCTGGGCGAAAGCGTAGAGCAATACCTTTTGCGCGTCATCGATGCCAGCGGGGTCTTGCGCGAAGAGCTGCTGGGCGAGCCCGAGTTTACCTACTCCGCCGCGATGCGTGCGAGCGACGGCGCCGTCGCGCCGTTCGAGATCACCGTCGCCCAAGTGTCCGAACGGTTCGGGCCCGGGCCATTTGCAAGGATCGAGATCAATGACTGAGACCCCCGTATTGTCGCTGCCGCTGCTGGCCCCGTCACAGGCGCAAAAACATGTGACGGTCAACGAAGCGTTGAGCCGGATCGACGGGCTGGCGCAGTTGCGCCTTATGTCTGTCAGCCTGACCACACCGCCGGCGGCTGCGCCCGAGGGCGATGTCTACGCCGTGCCGCCCGGTGCGACCAATGAGTGGGCCGGCCAGGACGGCAAGGTGGCAATCCGCGTCAATGGCGGGTGGGTTTTTGCCGCGCCACAACGTGGCTGGCGGGCGCTCGTGCTGGATCAAGGCGTGTCCGCGCTTTGGGACGGGGATCAGTGGCGCCTCGGCGCGATGACCCTGACGCCAAGCGGTGCCACGTTTTCCATGAAGAGTATCGAGGTTGATGTGACCCTTGTCGCGGGTGGCAACGCGGTATCGCCGATCCTGTTTCCGGCCCGTGCGATTGGCTTCGGTGTGACAGGCCGCGTGACCGAGACCATTACGGGCACGGCCACGGCGTGGGATCTGGGCGTTGCGGGTGATACGCAGCGGTTCGGAAACGGGCTTGGCCTGAGCCTGAATACATGGGTCAACGGCCCCTCCGCGCCCTCGGTCTACTGGACACCAACGCCGCTTGAGATCACGGCGGTCGGAGGCGATTTCGCAGATGGAACCATTCGCCTTGTGGCGCATTTCGCGGAATTGTCATTGCCCGATCCGGTGTGA